CTCGCCACCAGCAACGTAGGAGTTGAACAGCAAGGGTAAAGGTGGAGTAGGTACTGTGGCCACAGCAGTGCCAGAAGTAAATCTAAACCACCAACCCATGCCTTCTGAAGAGTCTAAAGCAGTGTTCCGCTTAATGGTGAGAAACCGTTGATTGTTATAATAGGGTATTGAAAATTCCAACGTGGGGTTATGTTGGGTAGCAGTAACTACCGAGCCATCCCAACCACCCTTCATGTCAGCTTGCAATTCATACCTGAGTTGTCTGGTATACGTTAAGGGATCATCAGTGGTGGGTAAAGTAACGTTGATATGATTATCTTCATAATTACAATTGGAACCACATCTCCTAGCTTCCATCATCCAAGAACAACAGGGTGCTTGAACGGGTGTCAACTTCCAACGCAAACTACCTCTCCATCCGGCATAAGCAGGGGATAAATAGTTCAACATAGTGAAGGTACAATCATTACAGGGTTCGTCCAGACCATCTCTATCCACACCCAAAGGCTCATAACCATACATGTATGGCATGGCAGGTTGTTTGTGAATGTAGAAATTCAATGCACCCGATTCATTTCTACCTGTACCATAAGCACCGTGTAAAGCATGCTGCGAATATCTCTTAACACATTGCCTGAAAGAAGTGATCTTCTCACCCTCACAGAAAGAAATTTGCTTATCTGAGAATCCAGTTGGTCCTAATTAATAACATTTTCACCCTCAGGTTGTATAGCATCTCCATCTGGCATGTTGGCATCAGATTGTTCAATATCAGCCTGAGCTCGGATGTTTGCAAGGGCTCCTGCTCCTGGTGGTGGATGATAGGAAAGGTTCTCCAAAGACTTTTCGTGGGGTGCATACAAATTCATGTCATTGGACTTGATACTGACCAAAATACTAATAGGGTCAGTGGTGTCTTGTGAAGTGACCAAGTCATTGAGAACATAAACTGCTAAAGCACCGTTATACTGGTTACCATCAAACACAAGCACGTTGGTATCGTGATTAGTGTCGTTGATCTCCGGTACTTCCAAAGCCGGTTTGGGAGAACCCCAACCCACAGTTATCTCAAAATCACGCTCTTCAGCTATATCAATGATATGAGTATACTTAGTGTGGGATAACAATTGACCAGTAGTTGCAGCACGAATGGGATCCCAACACACCATTATTCTTCCTTTGTGATAACCGGAAGCAACAATTTGGAATCTGTAAGTCATACTACCACACCAATATCTAAATGGTAATGCAGCAAACGAAACTGCTGGCAGATCATATTGGCCAGCTGCCAAAGATCTCGCCATCATTGGTGCCACTCCCATATTGAACAAAAGTGTGCCAGTGACATCCGAATAGTCCCACAGAAAACTAGTGAAATAACTCTCATGCGCACATATTGAGGCCAAATCCATTTCGTCCGTTGAACCCAATCCTACAGTTCTGGGATCAACAGTAACTTCTTGTTTTGAGGTTAATGCCATTGATCTGCTGGTATCCGGAGCATCAACTTGGGCCAAATTACCAACTGGTAAAGGAGAGTTAACACAAGGTTCAGATATGATAGTGGGTCTTGAGTAGCCAAACATAGTGGCTATCTTACCAATAACGCCTGCGCCCATTTGTGTTGCTCTGGCATATGGTCCAATGACTGGAGCCTTGGCCAACTTCCCTGCAAAATTCGCAACAGCAGAAGCTGGTTTGGAAACTGGACCTTCACCATACTCATCAATCTCAGCTTGGGCAGAAAGTCCATCCATGCTAATCTGGGTGGGTCCAGAAAGTACAACATCTTCACACCAAGCCCAAACACTAATAGAAACTGCTTGGGTACCATTCATTTTCCGCAAAAGGCTAAGACCATTCACTTCAATAGTTCCCATGTCAATTAAGGATCCAGCTTGAGTAAGGTCTATGGCATTCTCTGGGTGAAAGAAAGGTAATACCAATTCGCCACCAGTAGATGAAGAAGGATCTAAATACAGATGTGGTCTCTGAGAACATTGAACTAGTGAAGTCGAGTTAACATAACTGTCATCGGTGCCCATTATATCATAAGGATTATATGAACACAGAAGTCTTCCCCAGTAAAACTGGTTACCATTAATCATGAATTTGACATGCAACTTCCCTCGGAAATTTCTATAATTGTTCAGTCTGTTAGCTATCCTGGCCTCCTTAGCCCACAGATTCCATGGTCTGAAAGTTGTAGCAATACTGGCATTCACATCCCAAGTTATATCAGTGATCCGAACAGGACGTTCAAACCAATTTGGAAAATCTGAATCACCAGACTGTGCCATATCATAGGAACCATCAGGGTTAGATTCTACTACCTGAGTGTTAGAATTGAAATCAGAATACGATACAATCGATTTCTTTTCAAAACTAGGTCCAATAGATTGGCTAGAAATAGCTGCTTGCTTAAATAACGTGACATCCATCACTGGTAATTTTTCAGTGTTCACCACACTATGAAGGGGAGCTTTTGACTGCGAGTCCTCCCTTGAACTCCGATTATTTACATTAGTAGCTTAATTACAAATAGAGGCCTTGCCAAGGCTCATCTAAGGGGTTCTTAAAGTGGGAAGGTGTTGTTTTCAGCCTCTTCCCGGAATTGTGCGGCCTGCGAACGAAAGCCACCATCCATTTGAAATTCGCCTGGGTGCACCGCTATAAAAGTTGGTGACGCCCCAGACAGGATCCTGTAGAGCACGTCCCCGGTGAACAAATCACGTAAGGGAGTAGTGTGCATCTTCAGGACCAACCATGCACGTGTTATTTGATTACACATGCGATTTGTTGCCTGTCGCTCCATTAGCCTCTGTTCCATCGAAATACCCAAAATGCAAGCACCGCTAAACACTCTTATGGGTTGTCCAACATTGGCATCTAACATCAACAACTCATGACAGACTAGTTCTCTATCTATCTCCACCATCCTTCTTCGAATACGATCACTTTGAATCCGTTGTTCGAGTTCATCATAGTAGGGTAGAACTTCAGCCTGCTTTTCCAGTTTGGCCTTTTTCCATTTGGCCACATTCAACTTCTTGACAAAATTCATCTTTGCCTTATGGGCCAAGAGTCTTAACTCTTCAGCCTTCTCCCTGTTCCTAGCCTTCCTAGGAGTATCAACATGTCTACAAACCAGAGTAGAAAATTTCCAATTTCTCACGGGACATCTCACTGTTCTCTTCTTGGACTTCTTGGTTTTGAAATCATTCAAGGCATACTGCAACATGGTGAAGCCCAACTCACAATATTTACCTGCAAGATAACCAAAGATCATGTAACAGATCAAAATTGGTAGACTCGCAAGCAAAGGGAAGATAAGAAGGAAAATCCTGAAATCAATTTTGGGAACAAACACCATACGATACATCCAACCATTGAACATGGCTGCCGACAAAGAAATTCCCATCATAAAGGCAGCAATAACATCAGGAACCATTGAGTTCCAATTACAATACTGATCCATGCAAGTCGGATGATCAAAATAAGGATCACAAACCGGCATTTCATCAGGAACTTCTAGTCTCACTTCAGAGTCCAATGGAGGATAAGGGTCCAAAAACGATTGTTTCACTAGACCTTTTGTCCTATAACTTGCAACTCCTTGCGAAAAGTCCTCCATCACGCTGCTAGTGTTCTCATATCTTTCTACCAAGTCTTCAAAACTGGGTGGGAAGAAGAAATCAGATATTGGGGGATTACAAACGTGTTCTCGAACAATTCTTTCAATCTGGGGTCTCCTCATGTCATAAACTTCTTTACCATGCAGAAAGTACTCATCAAGGGCTTGGCGTAATACGCCTGCCATATACTCACCTTCACACAGTGGAGAATCCGTCCTCCAAGTGTGTAGAGACTTCAAAATAGAAGCTTCTTCGATGGGTCCAACAATACTACCCAGAGTGTCATGTTTCTTAAACTTGCGTTTCAAAAGGTCTGCCTGGTCAATATCAATGAAAGGGACGGAAGCAGACTCCTTGTCAGACATGGTGTAACCAACTCCAATGGACTCCATCACGGCAGCAATGGAAGAATGATTGAACAATTTCTCCTTCTTGTCTACGGATCCAATATTATCGTCTCCATAACACAACAAGTCCACCATTTCGTGAAACAACGGTACTTCTTCGGGATGCATGGTGTAATAGGCATAACGCATGTACAAACGGTTAGCATCATTGTTCACTTCAACAGTGAGAGGTTGACCGGACGGGTTTGAACCAACAACTTCCAAAAACAAACTCTTGATTTCATACACAGGGTAACACACCTCGGTACCAATACCCCTACAAATTGTGAGAAAATCTTGGTCCATCTTGCAACGCTTGAAGATGTGTTCGTAATACTCAAAAGCTCCCGTAGAGAATTGCACTTCCATACCCTTATCAAAATGTTTGAAATCGCCATTAAAGATTCTCTTCAGATCTCGAAACGATTCGTGGAAACAACGCCAATCTTTGCCAGCAGCATTGGTTCCCACCGCAGATTCGAAATGCAGCGGGTATCTCCTACGCGCAGCCATCAGGGGAAGAAAATACATCCTCACCAAGATGATGAAAGCAACTTGTGCAGCGGAATAAGTGCGCACCTTATGTTTGTCATACTTGGCGAAAGAGAGAGCTTCATCCTTCAAACACATGGCAAAGAGGGTGTTA